CCCGTTCTCGCCGCGGATAACCGTCATCTTTTTGGGCTCAATCGTGGCCTCGGTTATCCCGATGAAGTTTGTAACTTCCAGCTTGGTTATTTTCTGTGTCATTGTTTTTATCTCCCTTGTGCTTTTGCAATAGCAGCCTGGGCTTTTACCAGCAGGCAGCGGTCTACGGCTGCGCCAATCATTGTGTTCGGCGGGCAGTCGGATATGCTATCAACAAGGACCTGCAGCGCCTCTAACAGGTCCGGAGCTGAAAGCAACAGGCTAACGGGCATTTCAGAAATGTCCTTAGCCAATTTAACTGTTTTAGGATTAGGCTTAGGCATTATTCCCCCTTGTGTACGTTCTCGGCTATCGCCTTGTCGAACCACGGCGAAACCTCCCAGGATTCCGCCTCGATCTCCGGCAGCCAGCAGCGCAGCATGGCGTCCTCGCGCTTCGCTACCTCTTCGGCGTGTTTGGCCGGGTCCACTTCCGCGCAGATTACGGCGCTGGCCGCCTGCCAGGCCTTTATCCGCGGGACTATCTGCTTTACGGCCAGGTCCGTAGCTATCTCGCAGGCCTCTATCTGAGGGCCTTCTACGATAAGCAGGCGGATCATGTTCTCTTCGTTCTCGTTCGTGGACTGCAAGACAAAAACGAACTTCTTTATCGGCTGCCCGTACTTGGCCTTTATCGCCTTGTTGTAGGTGCCGATATCGAACTGGAAGCCGCCGCGGTCTATGTAGTTGAAGTTAAGCCGCATGTCCTTGGACGTGGTTTTGTAGTCCACCACGTAAATGCCTTCGGTGGTGTTCTTAAACAGGTCCAGCCGGGCCTTCGCGGGGATCCCCCAGGCTTCTTCCTGCCAGGTAAAGGGCTTCTCGATCACGCCGCCGGCCAGCAGCTTGCGCAAAATTTCATGCCGGGAAATTGCGGTCATCATCTTCTCGGCCTGGTTTAGCTCTTCGGACGAAACAAAGAGCTTTGTGCTGGCGGCCTGCGCGGCCTGCCACTTCTTGTTTATCCTGGACTTGCCCAGTTCGTCGTTCGTTTCGAAATTGTCTTTCACAAGGTCGCGCTGGAACAACATCATGTGATACAGCTTGCCCGTAACCAGGTAGTCCCCGAATTCCTCGGCGGCCTTGTTTGGGTTGAAGGCGGACTGCAGCCAGAAGGCCATAGGGTTGTACGGGTCCCAGTTCTTGATCTGGCTCTTGCTGAGCGCAGGGATCTTAAAATACTTTTCGTCCGAGAGTTCCATGATATCAGCCATTGTTTTATTCTCCTTGTCTATCCTCTAAATTGGGCGGGCCTTGCTACCGCATGTGTTCGGCGGCCCGCCTCTTTTTGTTTTATAGTCCCCGCTTTCACTATCCGGGGGCGCATAGGCCTTTGCTCCTTTTAAAGCGCCCGGGGACCCGAGTTTTTCATCCCTCTTCCGGCCGTTCGGGTCAAGACGGTCCCTATGCCTTCCCCCGCGGACGTGTCGCCGGGTTCTCCGCGGGCCTTGGGAAATTGGAGCCGGCGGGCTAGGGGTTTGGGTTAGGGGGGCGCCCGCCGGCTTACTGTTTTGCGCTGAGCCGAAGCCAGGCAAATTTGAGCGCGGGCCGGATTATTACCGGGCTGCAGATTTGACCTGTAACGGTCCCCCATACCTGCACGTCTAGGGGCAGTAAACTTCCACTCATGCCGCCGCGCTTTAGCTGGTTTATGGAAAGCCAGCAAATTTTAAAAGAACAAATTGGGCGCGCTTCTCGGCGTCCTGGCGGGATGGGGTACTAGCCCGAGAAGCGGCTCTGTATATCGTTTGTTTTGAATCCCCGCCAGGAGATTAATTCCAGTATACCAGATTACTTTTTCTTGTGCAAGGCTTTTTTGTCAAGTTCTTTTTTCCGCTTTTTATTGACTACTTCATCCATGATAATTTTTCGCAGCGTATTCTTGCCGTGTCGTCGGGGGATCTCTATATGGCAGTATTTGTATTCCGCGCCGTTGCTCAGGATATCCGGCGGGCTTTCGGGAAGCAGTTGCAATTTTATTGCAAGGTCCAGGGCTTGATACTGCCGGAGATACCGGAAATATTCAGCCCGCGCGGCTTCCCGCAGGTCCAGCAGTTCCGTCATTACGCGCGCTTGTTGTTCGGGTGTCATGGCCTTAACCTCTTGCCTTCCGGCGTCCTGTAGTCCGCGGGGATAGAATTAACCATGTTCTGAAAGTTCTCTATCCGGGTTTGCTGCTGCGCGATCGTGTCGCGCTGCTGGCAGATCTTGGCTATGCCTAGCGCTATTAGGATAAAACAAGCGGCCAGCGAAAGCGCAAAAAATTCCTCTACTTGTTCGGGCATACCGTCCCCTTTCTGAGTTCCTTTTTTAAGAGCTGCCGTACCAGCGCGCAAAAGCTCAGGCCCTTGCTGGCCGCGTATTCCTGGGCTTTGTCGCGCAGTTCCGGGGGCATGTACGTCATTACCTTTATGTGTCCAGCGTTAAACTTTTTCATTGCTCAATTCTCCTTTAACATTATCTGAATTATTGCCGAAATTATCCCCGCGCGCTCGGCCGCGTCCATGCGGTCCAGGATCCGCTGCAGAAAGGACCTTTCCCAGGCGCTAAGTTTTATCCCAAGGCTTTGCTGCCTGAATATCTGCGCGACGTGTTCCGCTTGTTTGTCGTTCATAGATTCCCCTTACTGGTTCATGTCCGGGATATCGTTGCAGCCGTCGGCGCCGATTATGTTTATCCGGTTCCGGATCTCTTCGGCCTCTTTCTTAAAGGTGATATGCAGCGTCCCCTTTTTGAAATATTTAAGGATAAAATACGGCGTTTCGATCTCGTCCGAATAGACGCGCTTCCCCTCGCAGGCCGCAAAAATGGCGTCCTGCAGGTGTTGCTTTATCGTTTTGCCGAAGTCCGCGGGCTTAGCGTCCAGGACCCTTACAATGCGGTCTAAGTCGTCAAGATAGTCCTGCCGGTAATTGGTGCTGAAGCGCCCGTATTCAAAGCGGACGCCGTAAGGCAGAATGATTTTTTCCGGGACCTTCCAGGACTTGTTAGTTTTCCAGCCCTCGGTATGGCAGAAATTATTATCATGGTAGCGGCGCAGCTCTATAAACAGTTTTTTGACTGCGCCGGTGAAAATCTCGTTGCGCTTCATAAAGATATTGTGTACAAATCCTACAATATTTTTCTTTGTAAAGCTGATCCCGCGGCTATCCGTCATTATCTGGCTTATAAAGGCGTCCCGGTCGTTACTGTATAGCAGCTTTTCAACTTCCGTTTTGTCTAGGACGGTCAACCAGGACAAGGTACGGACGCCGGCGACAAATTCTTCTTTTATTGTAGCCAGCGGCTTGCTTTCGTCGGACCTGCTGGCGATCTTTTCCATGGTCGAATTGAAAACGTCGTCCAGGCGCTTTACATTCTGGTCATAGGCGGACCCAAAGCGCGCGTTTAATATCTTCCAGCCCTTTTCTATGCTTTCCATTCCTTTGAACACTTCCGCGATCCCGCGCTGGTAGTCCTCTTCAGCGGCGCTTATGAAGTCCGCCTTTATAAGCCCGTATTCCTGCATTTGGTCCGGCTCTATGCGCATTTCCGGGCCCTTGCTCAGGCCTTCGGTGGTGTCTATGTTGTCATCCTCGTATTCATGCCGGCGCATGTAGATAATGGCGCAGTCTACCGCGGCTTTGCGCTCGGCGTCGTCGCCCTCGAACGCGCGGCCGATATCCATAATTTCCCCGTTCTTCTCTATCAGGGTATTCAAGAGCTGGCGATCCGCGGAAAAATCGTTATCCAGGGCGGACCGGTTAATTACGGCGACAAGCTCGCCGCCTTGCTTTAAGAGCCCCCAGGCTTTCAATATATGCTTTGCGCCAGCGTTAAAGGGGGGATTCATTAATACAGCGTCGTAAATGCGCGGTAATTGTATCTCTAAAAAATCCGCCTGTATTGTATCATGCCCGGCGGCGCGCAATACTGCCACGTTGTCCGGATCTATTTCGATACATTTAACTGTAAAGGCCTGGCCGCGCCTGTTATAGTCCAGGCGCTTTAATAGATCGCCATGCCCGGCGGACGGTTCCAAAAGCAACCCGCCAGGACCTTTAAACAGCGCCGCGGCTTGTTCCGCGACGCGCCAGGGAGTAGGATAGAATTGGTTATCTTTCATAAATAATCCTTTATGCGAAAAAGAAACAGATTAACACGTAATAGGCGGCAGCTCCGAAAAGCGCCGCGGAACAGCCCAGGACGCGCGCCAGGCGTTCCCGCCGGCGCGTTGCCTTGGTGCTATGAAAGAACGGGGACGGAAAGCCAGGGACGGGCTTTTGCATGATTATTTGCCCCCCTTTGCTTTTTCTATGGCGGCGCGTATTTTAGATAACTGTTTAGCGTGAAACATGTTCCCCGGTTCGTTGCTTTGTTCCACGAACGCTGTATATTGCATTTCTGCCATTCCCAGCGCGGCCAGAAGTTCCCGGTTAATAGCTTCTATTTTTATTATATGATCTGCCATTTTAGGGGCGGAAGCTATGAGCTTTTTTTGTTTTGTTGTTGAACGCTCAAAAACAGCGCCAATCAAAAGAGAACTTTCTTCGTCCCATAATGCGATCGCCGGGTGATCTATGCCCTGATTATCTGTGAATATTCCTTTCATTCCGGTTATGATATACATGGTATTATTCCCCTTTGGCTTTCTGTAAAGCCCGGCGCGCGTTCGCCAGCGCGTCGCAGTTGTTCAGCCCGTCCGCGTCCGCGCCTTGTGGCAAAAGGCGGCCGGATACTTCCAGCAAGGCCGCCAGGGCGTCGCGCAGATCTAGCGCGGCCGAAAGCGGGCCGGAATTTTTGTTGTCGTATACTACCGCAACCGTTTCCCCGGTTTTTTCGGAAATAATAAGGCCCTGTTTCCCGGACGGGCTATTTTTAGCATACCAGGGCGCAGCCGTAACCGCTGGCGCTTCCGCGATCTCCTGGACCTGGACGGGCTCAGGCGCGGGCGCTGGCGTGTCCTGGACGGCCGCGGGCGCCTCTTCCTGGGCTTCCGGCGCTTCCGGTTCCGCGGGCGCGTCCTGGCCGCTTTCCGCGGGCTTTTCGGCCGCGGCCAGCTCTTCCAGCCTGGCGGCCAGGCTTCCGCCGGCGTTTTCGGTCCGCAAAGGCATGATTATATATTCCGCGCCGCTGCCATTGTACGCGCCGGCCGGCGTCGCTGCCGTGTTAAGCCTTATTTGCACGTTACCCGGCGCCGCGGCCAGGATATCCCGGACAAAGGCAGGTTGAAAGGCTATCTTAAACGCCTTTTCCTTGAAATGGCTGGCGCCGGCCAGCAGGGGGAAAGCGGCTATTTTTTCATTCTTAAAATAGAGCTCATAGCCCGCGGCCGTGAATAGGAAAGTAACGCCCAGGGAACGGCTTTTATTAATCCCAGGCAGCGCGGAAAGAACGGGCAGAAGCGCGGCGCCGTCCAGCGTTGCAATGCTTTCCCAGGTCTTAGGCTGTATCTGTTTATAGGCCGGGAAGTTACCCTCTACCAGGCGCGCGGCTATGGTCATTTTAGGCGTTACAAAATACGCCATATTTGAATAAATAACCAGCTTTCCCGCGGCGTTGTTTTTGGCCGCGCGGCGTATCGGTTCAGTAGGAATTATAACGCCGTTTTCCTTGTCCTTAGGCGTAAAGGTAAAGGGGAAAGACAGGACCGCCAGGCGCCGGCCGTCCGTTGTTACCGCGTCTTTTCCGTCAAAGAAAATGCCATTTAAAAAATGCCGGTCATCTTCCGTTGACGCCGTGAAGCCTATGGCGTTAAAAAGTCCCTGCATGTTGTGATAGTCAACGCAGGCGCGCAGCGTTTCGGTTTTTTCGTTGCTGGCGTCCGGGATAATGGGGAAATCCTCGGACGGCTGGCAATGAATAGAAAAAGAGCCGCCGGACAGCTCAGGCCAGGAGATCGCCGCGGATCCGGCCGCATATTTTAGCTCTATGTCGCCTTTTTTGGGCGCGCCTTTTATAGCCGCTTCCAGGTCCGAGAATTGCAGGCAAAAAGAGCCGCCCTTATATGCTGTATTCTCTACCGCCTTTATTTTGTAGGTAACGGCAGTTTGTAGGTCCGTTGCTTTGAGCGTGAGGGCGCCGGCCGCCACGTCCGCGGCGACAAAATTTAATATGGGTATGGCGTGTTTCCCCTGTTTAAATTTAAGCGCCTTTAAAGCGTCCGCCAGGTCCGCGCGCTTTACTGTAATGAGCGCCGCGGCCGCTGCTATGTTTCCCGCCTTTGCTTCCGTGTTCGTGTTTTCCATGATATTATTTACCTTTCCTTTTTTGGTTTAGTCCGCGGAGAACGTGCCGACGCTGTTCCCGTTCGTGTCCATTACCTTGCCGCCGTCGCTGCCTGCTTCCAGGCGGTCCGCTATGCGGCGCAATGCGCGGGCTACGTCGTCTAAATCCATCATAGCCGCATTGCCTAGCTCTATTTTTACGGTGAATTCCTGGTATTTCATGGTTATTTATCCCCCTTGTTTTTGTCCAGCGCGGCGCGCGCTTTTTCGGCCGCCTGGGTCCATAAGGCCGCCTCTTCCGAATTGTATTTAATCTGCTTTTCGCAGTATGCAAGCTGTACAGCCAGCGCCGCGGAAAGCTCTTTTATTTTGGCTTCCAAGTCCTCGCCGTTTTGCATACGTTCGACGGCGCGCGCTTCCGCGTGAAAGTTTGAATCTTCCAGGCCGGAAAAAGCCACGGCTAAAACCTGGCCTCCGTCCCATTTAAAGAACTTTGACACCAGGACGCCGAGCGCTTCCGCGTCCGTAACTTTGGCGCGGTATTCCGGCAGGTAAACCGATTTTATAACGCGGTCCAGAATAGGGCGCAGCGCGGCCGCGGCGTCCTTGCTCTCAAAAGATCCCGGCGCGATATCTTCCGCAACGGGCGCGGGCTTTACCTGATAAGCGGCGCCGCCCGGCAGGTATTCCGGCTTTACGTTTCCGGCGTCGTCTTTCATGGATGGCAGCGCGGAAAGGTTAAGCGCAGGCGCCACGGCCGGCAGCGTTTCCGCCTCTACTTCCTGGACCTTTGCCGGCTCTTCCTTAAAATGCGTTTCCGGGTGCTGTTCGAAATAGAGCCCGCAACCAAAGCCGCCATAATCTGAGCAAGGCCCGGACTGGCCGCGCTTCCTGGTGCAATCCTGGCAGGCGGCAGGCTCTACCGGCGCCGCGGGCGCCTGAGCCAGGGAAAGGCCATTATTAACCAGCGCCACGGAAAGAGCAGCAGCCGCGGCCGGCGCCGCTTTGGGCTCAGCCTGGCGCGCTTCCATTTCCCGGCCTTTGTTCTTTGCCTCTTCCATGGCGCGGACATAGCAGGCAGGGCAGGCCATTTTTCCGGTGCCGTATATCATACACCAATCAGATCCGGGCTTAGAGCAAGCGCCTATTATAAAAGTTATTTCCTCTTTGACAGCGCCGCAAAAATCGCATACCAGCTTTTCAGGCGTCCCGCGTTTTGTCTTTTTCATTTTAGTATTCCGTCCTTTTGTGAAGTGTCCGCTATACCTATATTATAGCAGACTGATATAATATGTCAAGGCCTAATCTGGAATAATACAAGGAAATAACGATTAATAATTCTAATACCAAAAGAAGCGCAGCTAATAGTTATCCCGACAAAATTATGTCGCGTTGCGTTTTCTCCGACGTGAAACCGACGGGGAATAATACGGCTTATGCGTTCGCTATGCGTTCGCATATCCGACGCAATGCGAGGGCTATGCGTTCTCTTTCTTTCTTTTCTTTCTTTCTGGATTAATTCTTTTTCCCCTTATCGGAAAAGATACAAACCAGGACAAAACAAAAGGCGCGTATATAACTATATTTACAACGTGCGCGCGCGTCGCCAGGTTGACACGGCGCCGCAAAAAAACGCAAAATTTAAACATGATATTTGAGCCCGCCAGCGTTCGCCCCGTTGACTTTCTACCGCGCCGCCAGACTGAGGCAAATTTACAGGCCGAATTTTACAGCCAGGCAAAGGCCGCGGCTTGTCCGTATTCCTGGAATACCCTAGCCGCTGGAATGAGAGCCCAGGCGCGCGCTTTGACGCCGTTATACATAAGGCCGGCAAGATCCGCGCGATCTGCGAAATAAAGCGCAGCGGCCAGCCTGAGAAGCGCCGCCGGTCCTGGCCGAATAGCCGCCAGGGGAAAGTATACCTTTCCTGGAATGTTCCCGTATTTTTAATTATAGAGCCCGCGGACTTTTTAGGCGTTTGGCAATGGGCGGCGCGCGCCGGCTTAATAGGTCCAGGGCTTCCCCCGCCCGCGGCCGGGGGGACTATGGGGGGATTAACAATTCCCCAATTATAAATTATGACAGTTAAAAAGAAAGTAAAACGTAAAAGACGGTTAAAGCCTTTCGACAACTATGAGCAAGGCATATTTGACTATTTCCAAGGCTTGCCGGTCTGGATTTAAGCCGCGCGCCTCTTTCGTTCCTGCGCGTTTCGTTATCCCTCATATAGATATCATTGGGGGCGTGATAGGGCTAAGGACCAGCGCCGGCCGTCGCCCTCTATCCTCGCGCGCGCGTATTATGCCAGATAGCGCAATAAACCTATATATAACAAGCGCTTTTTGACTTATTAACACAATATGTTAACATAATAGATATTATCGTTACTTGATTAAATAAAGCTATATATAATAAGCGTTATTTGATAATAGCCAGCCCATGCTGCCTATGAGCCCATAGTAGCAGCAACACAAAGCCAAGTTATCAACAGCCGCGGCCAAGCTCAGCAAGGCCCCCCGCTTGCGTTATAGGCGCGCTTCTTTGGGCGCGTCCGCGTACATGCTAAGCCATTGCCAAGCTCAGCCAGCAGGCAGGCAGGCGCCACGGCCGCGGCATTATGGGCAGCAGTTCCCCCCCTTGAAAAAAGGGTCCCATGCGCGCACCCCCCGGTTAAGCCCTAAGCTAACCCGTAGCATGTTTTCTATGGCAATTTTAAAAATTTTTTTATAAAAAAAGGGTTAAGAAAAAGGGTCATAATCTTGACAAGGCAATTTCGGCAAGGTAGAATAGAGGCATGAGCGACGAAAGCCCCGTAAAGCCTCTTCCTGAGCCCTCAGATGACCTGATAGTGGCGAAGAAGAAGTATAAAAAAATTCCGCGACTGATGGTAGACGAAATAACCGGTTCCGCGGTCGAGCTTACGAAGAAACAATGTACGTTTTTACGTCATGCGCCTGAAATGGGGACGGTCAAGGCGGCGGCACACGCGAAGATCAGCTATGAAACGGCTGAATTCACGTTAAAATTGCCGGCGGTCCAGCAGTACATGAGGAAAATCCTCTGGCAAGCTGGCGTAACTGATGAAAAAATAGCGCTTCGGATAGCTGAGGGCTTAGACGCCACGACGCAAAAGGAATTTTGCACGAAAGACGGGGATATCATAACGGGCGAGGAACGTCCTGACCATGAGCAGCGCGGCAAGTTCATTGACCGGGCTATCAAGCTTAAAGGCCTCGAAAAAACCCCCGCGGAGGCGCCTGGCGGCGCCCTGCCCCCGGGGATCTCCCTGGTTGGATTGACCGCCGACGACCTCCGAACGCTCATAGACGCCCTCCGGCAGCCGAAATCCAATATCCAGGAAGCCGACACGGAATGAGGATTCAAGACCTCAAAAGCGAAGAACGCGAGGCGTTGCTGCTGCAGGCCAGCGTTCATCTTGCCCGGCACTACGCGGCGCTGGTAAAAACCGGGCTCAAAGAAAACCAGAAATTTATTCTCGAATGGGGAAAGGTCCTCTTTCCAGAAAAATTCTTCCTGCCATTCTGCCATGAAATGCACGATTATTTCTGCGAAGAGCGCGACACGGCGTTCACCGCGGACGAGGCCCCCCGGGGTCATGCAAAAACAACTATCAAGTGTTTTCTTATCCCCCTCTTTACGGCCCTGGAAGAGCCTTGGAAATACCAGCACTACCTGAACGTCCAGTCCACGGAAGATAAAGCCCTTTCAATAAATTCCTCGATCATGGTAGAGCTGGAAGAAAACCAGCTCTTGCGCGCTATGTACGGGGACCAGGTAACGAAACAAAAATGGACGACCGGGCAATTCGCCCTTAAAAACGGCGTCGTCTTTTCCGCGATCGGCGCCGGCCAGTCAATCCGCGGTATCAACTACCGGCAGATCCGGCCCGATTACATACTGGTCGACGACCTCTACAACGACGACGACATTCACAATACCGACTCCACTATAAAGAAAAACAACTGGTTTTGGGGCGCTCTCTACCCAGCGCGCGCCAAGGGCAAGCGGAACTGTATAAAGGTCCAGGGTACGGCCATAAACGAAGAGGACTTGATGAACAAGGCCAAGACCTCTAAGCGCATAAAGACGCGCACGTTTAAGGCGATCACCTGTTGGGAAACGAAAACCGTCCTCTGGAAAAAGCATAACACGTTCGAAGATCTGATGAACGACCGCGAGGACATGGGTTCCCTCATTTTCTTCCGCGAGTACCAGAACGACCGGTTGGACGACAGCACCAGCAAAATCAAGCGGTCCTGGCTGGCGGACTGGGAATACGACCCGGACAGCCTGACTTTCGACCGGTTCAAAATGCTTATATCCGTCATAGTCGGCAACGACCCCTCGATCGGTAAAAAGCACGAAAACGACTTCTGCGCGTTCGCCGTGGTGTTCAAGTGGCGGCCGGTGGACGGGAACAAGCTGAACTACTATATTGATTTTATCACCCAGGACAAATTTTCGCTTGACGAGCGTATTAAAAAATTGCAGTATATTTGTGCGCAATATCAAGGGACGCGAAAAATTCGATGGGCCAAGATAGAGGGCATATCCGGCTTTCAGGATTACGTTTCCGAGGTAAAAAGGCGAACCAATATCCCGGTCAAAGAAGTCAACTGGGTAGCGGACAAGATCTCCGTACTGGAAACAAAGAGCAAATATTTTGAATTCGGCCAGGTCAAACTGAACAAGAATATTCCCCAGGCCATGAAAGACACCCTTGTTTACCAGCTTACCTGCAATCACCCGAACAAAGACGACCTGCGCGACGCTTTATTTCTTACGCTCGACGAGGAAAAGGATTGGAGGGATTGGGTATGAGCAATAAAAATCAGATAATCCAGAGCCTAAGAAACCAGCTTTCCGAAGCCACCAAAAACAATCCCGCGCCGGCAAACCTCACCAATTCCCTGACGACCCTTGTACAGAGCGCCGTCATGCAGTCCCGCCTGGGCTCTATCAGCCCGATCATCGAGAACAACGTCTATTACCCGATAACGTTGAATTACACGATGTTGATGTACATGTACAAGACCCACGGCATTATCCAGACGGCAATAGATATGCCGGTCCTCGACGCTTTCCGCGGCGGCCTGGAATTTTCCAGCATGGAGCTTGATTCCAGCGACCTTGAAGATTTCTGCGACTGGCTGGAAGAAAAAGGCGTCCTACAGAGTTTCAGCAACACCGTAATCTGGAAGCGCCTATTCGGCGGCAGCGCGCTCATTGTGAACGCCGGCCAGGATCCTAAGTCCCCCCTGGACTACAAGCGCCTGCGCCCGGACATGCTCGAATTTTACGACGCCTGCCGGTGGGAGCTCATGGCCGAAGATCCCCGCAATCCCGCCATGGGGTCCCAGTCCATGAAAGCCCAAAGCTACAATATTTACGGCGTCAGCATGGATAAGAGCCGCGTCCTCACCATGTCCGGTAAGCGCGCGCCGTTCCTTATCCGAAACCAGCTTTCCGGGTGGGGCATGTCGGAAGTCGAGCGCATGATAGCTGACTTCAATCTTTACCTGCAGACGAAGAACGTCCTTTATGAAATCCTGGACGAAGCCAAGCTGGACATTTACCGCCTGGACGGATATTCCGCGTCGCTGGTTACGGCCGACGGTACCGCCCTGGTCAACGAACGAATACAGCTCACGAACCAGCTTAAAAATTTCCAGAAAGCGCTTATCCTGGACAAGAACGACGAGTACGAGCAGAAACAGCTTTCGTTCTCCGGCCTGTCCGAGATTATGAAAGAGAATCGCATAGGCATAGCTTCCGCGCTCCGTATGCCTATCACCAAGCTTTTCGGCCTGAGCGCGTCCGGCTTCAATAGCGGCGAGGACGACATTGAGAACTATAACGCCATGGTCGAGTCGGAGATCCGGGAGCCCGCGCGGCCCGAGCTCAATTCCCTTATAAAACTCTGCGCGCGCGCTTTCTTCGGGGACGACTACAACCTGAAATACAAATACAAGCCGCTGCGCATGATGACCAGCACCGACGAGGAAAACATAAAGGCTTCGAAACAGAGCCGCGCCATAGAGCTGTACGACCGCGGGCTGCTGGATAGCCACGAAGTAGGCGAAGTCCTCCACAAGGAAGATCTGATAGCCATAGAAACCAAGGCGCAGCGCGGGGAGCTGGAAGATCACCCCCTGGTCCCGGCCATGGGCTCCGGCGCCGCGGACGGGGAAGCCGGGGAAAGCGAAAGCGGAGCAAGCGCCTGGCAGCGTTCCCCGAAAAGCGGAAATTTGCGCCGGAAATTAAAATCCGGCAGATTCGAGTACAAGAAAAAAGGAGAATAACACAATGGCGGACATGAAGAAAACGGTTATCGAAGTAAACGAGGGCGAGATTTTCGTCCTGGTCAAGCTGGACCCCAAAGGACAGCTCGGCGTTCAGTCGAACGTTCCGAGCCAGATCACGCAGCTCGGCATGATCGGCATGGCCCAGGTCCTTATCGCCAAGCCCAAGGAGTCGTCCATAGTCAAGGCGGCCGCGGGCATGTTCAGCAAAAAGAGCTGATAGGGCTTGACAAAATAAAAAAAAAGTCCGATACTATATCCTGTGATGAAAAACTGAAAACTTAACGCTGATGAAAACTCTGCCGCCACAAGTCCTGCTGAAAAAAGATTACATGCCTACGGCTGTACTCGTATTTCAGGCTTTTCAGAAACTTCTGTTTAAGCCGCTTCTGGACGTGGCGGCAGAGTATAACTCCCAGTTCACGAAAATAACCGCCGGCAAGATCCCCGCGGAATTAAAGAACGACTCCGTTACCCCCCTCATGTACGCGCTGCGCACCGGCATAGTCCAGTACAAGGCCGGCGTGTTCTCCGGTAAATTTTCCCGCGCGATCTCCGCGGGCCTGCGCCATATCGGCGCCGCTTTCGATGACAGGACCGGGACCTACCGCATAAAGGATATCGAAGTCCCTATGGGCGTCAAGTCCGAGGCCGCGGTTTATGAGGTCAACGCCAAGTCTATTCACGAAACCTTGCTGAGGAAGCTCAACGAGATTCAGGACAACCTGGCTCCTACCATGGAGCTTTTCGATTTCGATTCCAGCGCAGCGATCGCCGCGGTAGAGCAGGGCTTCGACAAAACTACGAAGTCGCTGGCGATCATGCCGGAGCTTACCGAGGCTTCCCGAAACATTATGAGGGAAGAATATTCGGAGAACATGAAGCTCTCTATAAATAAGTTTACCGAAGAAACCATAAAGGATCTCCGGGAAAAGACCGAGGCGAACGCCACCGCCGGCTATCGCTTTGACAAGCTGGCCGAGGAAATCCAGGACCGATACAAGGTTTCGGAGAATAAGGCTAAATTTTTGGCGCGCCAGGAAACTTCCCTTTTCATGTCCGAATTCAGGAAAAACAGATTTTCAGAAGCCGGGATAACTCGGTATATCTGGCGCGACTCGGGTAAGCCCTGCGTCCGGCCGGACCATAAGCGCCTGAACGGCCGCACGTTCTTTTATTCGGATCCCCCGATCGTGGACAGGGCTTCCGGCCGGCGCGGCAATCCCGGGCAGGACTACGGCTGCCAATGTATAGACGAACCGGTACTTGACCCGGTAGCGGTAGGAACCTGAAATGCCTGAAACGATAACCAATTTCGTCGGCGTCCTTAAAGACCCGCAAACCATGGAAGCCATTTCCAAGAAATTCGGAGTTTCCATAGAATCTCTTATGGCCGAAATGGATATCGGCCTTAAAATAGAGAAAGAGCATACGGACGACGAAGCCACGGCCGGCGTCATTGTTCTTCACCATCTTGACGAGAATCCCGCGTATTACTCCAAGGAAGAATTTAAGAACGAGGGCGAGAACGCCTGGCCGAAGTCTTATCGCGCGCGGCACCTGGAACCCGGCCTGGTCCATTATTCGGACATAGGCGAAAAGGATCCTGTAAGCGGCAAGCCCAAGGGAATGACGCTGCTGCTGACCAAAGAGGCGATAGACAAAATGCGCGCCAGCTTCAAAGGTAAGCCGGTCGTAAACTGGTACCACAAAGGCGTAAAGCCTGACGACTTCAAAAAGGGAAATGCCGACGGCATTATCACCGGCGCGTCCTATAACCCTGACGACGGGTGGGACTGGGTAGAATTCCTGGTATGGGACGCTGCCACCAAGGAAAACTGCGACAAAGGATTTCGTCTTTCTTGCGCGTATGTCCCGACGGATATTAAAATCGAGCCCGGAATATGGCATAATATACCGTATGACGGGGAGATCATAAGCGGCGTCTATACGCACATGGCAATAGTGGACAACCCGCGATACGAACGCTCTCTGATAATCGCAAACTCGTTAGGAGGAATGACAATGAAAGGACTCTGGCTGAAAATAGTCAACGCAGTAACCGGGAAACCCGAACCTAAGGAGCTGGACAACAAGCTCGAAGTGGACATGGACGGGAAAAAGATTTCTCTCGAATCGCTGGTCAATTCGTTCAAGGCTGAAAAGGCTGAGAAAGAAAAGCTGGCGCTAGAGAACTCCGTCAAGGCAATGGGGGACGACTCCATTATCACCATAGACGGAGAAGAGGTTTCAGTAAAGGACCTCAAAGCGGCCCACACGGCGGTTACTATGCGCAAGAACGCCATGGACGAGGCCGAAGAGAAGTCCAAGAAAGAAAAGGAAGAGGCGGAGCGTAAGAACGCCGAAGAGGCGGCCGAGAAGAAAAAGGCTGAGGACGAAAAACAGAACGCGGCTGAAAAGGCCGCGGCTGAAAAGGCCGAGGCTGAGAAAAAGGCTGCCGAGGAAAAGCGCAACGCCGACGAGAAAAACTTTCAGGACCTTAAGAACGCCCATGAAAAGGGCGGCGAAGTAATCAAGCTGCCGGGCTACGATTCCGCGAACGACAAGCTGGCCCGCGGCAAGACGAAGTACGGCGAAATCAGCGCCGAAAAAAAATAAGCAAGGAGAAAACACAACACTATGCCTACTGTCCCCTCTCAGAATACTAACCTTTTCCGGCAGACGCCGGTCAGGGGTTCCCGCGATCTCGGTATCGTTTCCGGCTCCGGCTGCCTTTCCATGCAGATCAGCCCGAACGAGTCCGGGACCCTTTACGCCGGTTCCCGCGTAAAGCTCGACTCGACCATTACGGCGCCCATGCCTTTCCCCCAGGTGGTCGCGGCTGCCGATAACGAAGCGGCGTTCGCCACCATCGGCTACACCGTGAAGCAGTCCGCATACGTCAAGGGCGACGTTATCGAGGGCCTTACCTCCGTCGGCCCGATCGTCTATCAGGTTGCCGCGGCGACTATCGCCCCCGGCGCCAAGGTGGAAATGGCTTCCGGCTTCGTCCAGACCAAGGCCGCGGGATCGACCTACGGTATCGCGCTGGATCCCGGGGTGCTTAACGGCTTCGTCCGTATCGCTACCCTCATGCCGCTGCAGGCGTAAACTCAGACAAGGAGAAACGAATAAATCATGGACAACATCAACAAAATCCCCTGGCAGCCCGGCATGACGCTGGAAAACGCCAACGGCGCCGTAGCCGATACCTCTCTCGGCTACCAGTACGCGATACAGACCACGACCCTGATCAGGGCCAAGGTCATCGAGCAGAAGTTCTACAAGATCCCGTTCGCGGAATACATACCGGTCGAAGTCGGCACCGGCGCGTTCCTCGAAGAGATCAAGACGAACCTGACCTACGACTCCGCGGGCTCGTTCGAATCCGGCATACAGGGCACTTCGTCCGGTCCTACGCAGGTCGCGCAGGTTACGGTCGGCACGTCCCCCAAGACCGCCGCGATCGTTACCTGGGCCAAAGGCTACCAGTACAACCTGGTCGAGCTTAAAAAGGCTCTGGCCTCGAACAACTGGGACGTGGTTTCCAGCAAGATGAAAGCGCTGAAGCGCAACTGGGACCTCGGCTTGCAGGAAACCTCTTTCCTGGGCCTGAAATCCAACAGCAACGTCCCCGGCCTGCTGTCGAACTCGGAAGTTACTGTGGACACCACGACCATCACCGGGTACATAAGCGCCCTGAGCTACACGGACTTCGCTACGTTCGTGAAGAACCTCATGGCCGCTTACTTCACCAACAGCAACAGCACCGAGCTGCCGGATACTTTCGCTATCCCGCAGATAGACTACCTCGGCCTGGAAGTCCCGGTGTCCCCGCAGTTCCCCATGGTGTCCATGCTGGACTACCTTGAAAAGGCGTTCAAGCGCGCGACGCAGAACCCTAACTTCAAGATCGTGGGTATCGCCTACTGCGACCAGGTGAACAACGCCGGTTACTGGGCCGCCAACGGCTCGAACCGGTACGTGCTGTACCGCCGCGACCCGGAAACCCTGAAAATGGATATCCCGGTGGACTTCATACTGAACCCCGCCGCGACCGCCGACAACTACAACTGGAACGGCGTCGGCCTCGGCCAGTTCAGCGGTACCATCATATACCGCGTCCCCGAAGTGATGTACTTCAACTGGGCGGCCTAAGCTGCCCTAACGCCCCGGGGGTTGCCTTAACCGGCGCCCCCTGGGGTATTCGTTACCATGGAGGATAAAATGCCCGCAGAACCCAAGAACACCGTTTTCCTGAACCACACCAAAAACCCGCAGATCGTCAAAGATTTCGAGGGCAAGGTGGTCCGGGTCGGCATAGGCGATTCCGTCGAAGTGCTGCCGGCCGTGGCCGAACAGCTCCGCAAAGTTACCGGTTTCGTGGACGCTTCCAAGTACGTGAAGCCGTCCTCCGAGTCCGAGGCCATGCGCAAAGAAGTCCTCGAGCTCAGGAAAGAGAACGCGGACCTCAAAGAAGAGAACGCCAAGCTGAAAGAAGATCTGAAGAAAGCCAAGAAGTAAAACTATGGCGACTGCCCCTGTCAGCGTTGCGGACTTCAAGACCAAATTCGCAAGGAACTTTCCTTACGGACCTGGCCTTGATTCCGTCCGCGACGCTGATATACAGGGCGCTTTCGACGAAGCCTTACTGGTTTTTAACCCTACCCTTTTCGACACCCTTTCCGGGAAACAGGCGTTCTTGTACGCCGCGGCGCATTTCGTGGCGGTCAACATACAGACCTCCGGCGGACTCACCGTTACGATGACCGACAAGGGGATAAACAACCGTTCGAACGGGGTTGTGAACAGCAAGACAGTAGGCCAGGTTTCCGTAACGTATGAGCCGCCCCCTGAGCGCGTGAAGCGCATAGCTGCGCTGCTGCCCTTTTGGGAAACAGAATACGGCAAGAGGTACCTGACGTTCCTCATGCCGAAGCTGGCGGGCAACGTGGGCGTTGTCAGCGGCCCTGTGGATACGCTTACCGGTCAGTTTGCGGTGCCTGACGCAGGTCCTTAATATGGCGATCAACAAACTACGCTACAACGTGGACGGCCTCGAAAAGATACAGAAATCCCTTGAAGAGGCTAAAAAGTTCCGGGCGCAGGTCGGGATATTCGGCAACGAAAATCAGCGTGATTCCGGCAGCAGTTCTCTTACAAACGCGGATATAGCGGCCAGGCACGAATTCGGGTTCACTATAACCGAGGGGCCTTTCAAGGGGATCCGGGTAGCGCCCAGGTCTATTCTTCGTATGCCGATCGGTACGCATATCAAGGATATTCAGGCCTTGATAAAAAAAGACGTAATGCCGCTTCTGGCGGCCGGCAAGATCCCTGACCTTTTTAAGCGCTTAGGTATAGCCTGCGAGAAAATAATTGACCAGGCATTTCAGACAAGCGGGTGGGGATTCTGGAAACCGAATACTCCGGTAACTGTAATTCTGAAAGGGTCAGATAAACCCCTGATAGACACGACGCAACTAAGGCGCGCGATAACTTCGAGGGTGGATAAAAAATAATGTTCCCCGACATGTCCGACGTGCTATCTGGCTTCTCAGAAACAATCCAATTTGCGGTTGTCAGCAAAGCCATTGTTGACTACGAGCTTTCGGAAACGAAAGCCAGCATAGAGTATTCCACCGGAGTAAAACAGCCCTTGCCGGCGCAAAAGCTGAGGGTAAAACCTGAGGGTCAACGGACCTGGCGCTGGTGGACCATGTGGAGCACAAAGCAGTTGAAGCTCGACGATATCATCAAGGACAACTGCAACCGGGAATACCGGGTAATGGAATCTTCGGACTGGCGCGAAGCCGGTCATTTCGTTTACGAAATCGTTGAGCAGGCGGTCCCCGTATGAGCTTTACTCCGAGGGAACCCATCAAGGTTGTAGCTGACATTTTTGCGCATGAACTCCCGCTGGCTTCCGGGTATATTACCCTCAACGATGAAAAGTGGAATATCCCGAAAGACAACAGTCTTTTCATGGCTCTTTCATACATAGGCCCGAATAAGGTAATATCTAACGTGAACAGGCCGGACATGGTTAATGTTCCTCCCCAGGAAATTCAAGAGGTAACGGTCCTGGACGTGATACAGATAGATTTTATGAGCTATGACGGCTCAGCCAGATCTCGGAAACATGAAATAGCAATGGCTCTGGCGTCATATTACTCTCAGCAGTTACAGGAGCAATACCAATGCCAGATCGCACGTATCCCGGCTCCTATTGTGGACACGTCGAGTTTAGAGGCGACTGGCATGTTAAAAAGGTTCACTACGACAATTTCAGTAACCGCGCTTTATCGGAAAAATAAAGACGTGGCATATTACAAAACGTTCGCAATCCCGGAGGTAATACCAAATGAGTAACGCGCCTGTTCTTGACCTGACCAACGTAATTTCGGTTTCCGTGTTACCCACGGCCACCGCGCTCGGTGTCCCTAACGTAAATACGGCCGCGCTCTTTGCCCAGGAAGCGCCGTCCGGGTGGGCGATAAACCAGGCCTACGCCATTTACAAGAACCCGTCCGCTGTCGCCACCGACTTCGGCCTGAATTCCAGCGCCTACGCGATCGCCGCGGCGTTCTTCGCGCAGACTCCTAACCCGCTTACCACAAGCGGCTACCTGGTCATAATCCCGCGCCTTACCGCGCCGTCCCTCGAAACAGTCCAGGCCGCTATCCTGCGCATGAAAGACGTGGTTTACTTCTTCGGCGTCCTCATGGACGAAGAACTGGCTACCAGCGACGCTTCCGCGTTCGCCGCGCTGTCCACCTACATAAAGACCCTGAAAAAGATGTTTTTCTACTGCTCTTCCGCGGTTGCGGACCTGCAGCCCGGTTCCGCGCTGGACTTGATACGCCAGGCCAGCGAAACCTACACCCGCTGCCTCTACCATGGCAACGCGCTTCTGAACGGCGCCAGCGTCCAGCAGACGCAGATCTTTGCCGCGGCCTATGCCGGCCGCGCGCTCTCGACCGACTTCTCCGGCAGCCTTACCGCGGCTACCATGCACCTGAAACAGCTATCCGGCATAACCCCGGACGTTACCGTGGGCCAGACGCAGCTTAACCTGGCGCAGACCGCCGGCGTGGACGTTTACGTAAGCATTTCCGGCGTCCCCGAGCTGTTCACCAGCGGCGCGAACGATTACTTCGACAACGTGTACAACCTCCTGTGGTTCTCTTTCGCCCTGCAGACCGCCGGGTTCAATTACCTGGCCGGGACCAACACCAAGATCCCGCAGACCGAAGAGGGCATGACGGGCCTGAAAGACGCTTACAGGAAGATCTGCGAACAGGCCAAGTCCTCCGGGGTCCTGTCCGGGGGCTCCTGGACCGCGCCTGACCGCTTCGGGGACCCTGAATCCCTGCTGAGGAACGTGGCCGATATCGGGTACTACGTGTACTCGCAGCCCATAACGCAGCAGGTCCCCGCGGACCGCGAAGCCCGCAAAGCGCCGGTGGTGCAGATCGCGGCGAAACTTGCTGGTGCAGTTCACTCTAGCAATGTCATAGTAAACGTGAACAAATGAGCACTTTGGGTAAACATTGGCGTATAAAGCCTAAATTTACCGCACCCAAAGAGTGCGCTGAATGTGGGGAAATGTTTACTCCAAAAGTTCATAATCAAGTGGTTTGCAGCCCACAATGTAAAAGGATTAGAAACTTAAAACAGATCAGAGCAAAAGATATACCTGCACCAGCGCGCAGAATTAAATGCGTTATTTGCGGAAACCTTTTTTCTTATAAAGGGACTGCAAGCCCTAAAACCTGTCCTGGGATATGTAGAAAAAAAAGAAAGTTAAATAGGCCATACACTTTAAAACCGGAAAGTAAAATATATCATGCCATGCGCGGAACGTTAAATCACCGTATAGATATTCCTGATGGTCAAAGAAATACCAGCAGATATTGTGATTACAAACCCTCGGATTTAAGAAAACATATTGAGTCCAAATTTAAGCCTGGCATGACGTGGGGTAATTACGGTAAAAAAGGCTGGCATATAGACCATATAAAGCCATTGTCCTCTTTTAAGTTTGTTGACAATTCGGGAAATTTGATAATATCAGAAGTAAAGGCAGCAATGGCCTTGAAAAATTTACAGCCCCTTTGGGCCAAAGACAACTTAGAAAAAGGCGATAGATACAAATAAGGACAGGAGAACAAAATTATGCCCTCAGTTTCTTTAACCGGTAAAGACGTAATCGTTATAGACGGCCGCGTTTTCCACGACGTAGCCGACGGGGACTTTGCCCTGCTGGAATTCGACAACGATATCGCCAGCATAAAGGTTTCCAAAGACGGCAATTCCATCTTCGCCCTCAACGAAACCGGCAACGTGGTCAAGGCTACCCTGCGCGTCCTGCTCGGGTCCGCTGACGACGTTGTTCTCAACAGCCGGCTGCAGCAGCTTAAAAACGACTTCTCCGGGTTTACCCTCCTGGTGGGCTCTTTCACTAAGCGCGTGGGCGACGGCGCCGGCAACGTCAAGAACGTGGTCTACAACCTCGCCAACGGCATTTTTAAGAAGAACGTGAACGTGAAGAGCAACGCCGAGGGCGACACGGACCAGAGCGTAGCGGTCTACGAAATCCTGTTCCGCAACCAGAACCGCGCCATTCAGTAAAATAAACCATGTCCGAAAATAACGTGTTCAAACTGGATTCCGGCGCCGTCCTCCTGGTTACAATGGCGCCCTTTGAGGACAGCAAGGATCTTCACGACTGCGTGATAAAGTCCCTGCTCAAAGCCGGGATAAAAGAGCCGAATCTGAACGATATGGATATGGCGCCTTTTATCTTTACCGCAGGCTCCGACAAGGAAGTGGAGCGCTGCCTGTTTAAATGCGCTGAGCGCGCGGTATACCGACACGACGGAAGCGAAGCGTCCTCAGTAGGCGTTTCAAAAGCTCTCTTCGATATCCCGGTCGTAGGAGAAAAAGCGCGTAAGGATTACTACCCGATATTCTTCAAGATCGCGGAGGTAAACTTACAGCCTTTTTTTCAGGCTCTCTTTTCCGTGTTACAGGCGTCCCCCGCGAAAAAAGACGTGTCCCCGGAACAGAGATAAAGGCCTCGGAAAAAATGGTTATAGCCCTGCGCTTAGCAAAGGCAGGATACGCAGGCGGGGACCCTGAGCGCGTACTGAAAATGCGAACCGATATGGTCCTGGGCGCAATTCAGTACGAGGCGTTTATAAACGACTATGAGCGCGCCTATATAGAAATAAACCGCGAGGACAACGAATGAAAGTCGGGGAATTTTTTGTAGACATGGGGATCAACGCCAGCCCTGGCGCGACGACCCTAAAAGACTTCCTCGGCTCGATGGGGAAAATGAGAATGTCTACCCTGGCGACCATAGGCGCGCTAGGGACCATCGGAACATACATTCTCGGCGTTACAGATAGCGCCTCAAACGCCGCGGTATCTTTCCAGAAATTCAGCAACCAAACCGGCCTTTCCGCCCAGGAATTGCAGCGCTGGCAGATCGTAGCGAAACAGGCCAACGTTTCCGCGGACACCGTAGCCGGTTCCGTAAAGAATCTTCAAAGCCGACTGGCTACTGTCCGGCTTACCGGCCAGGGCATTAAGCCCTTTCAGATCCTTGGCATATCCCCCCTGGGTAACGCTTTCGAAATAATGACAAAGCTCCGTGAAAGAATGGGGCAGGTAAGCCCGGACGTGTTTTCAAACCTCATACAAGAAATGGGCCTGGACCCCTCCATGGTCAACGTCTTAAAGCTTAGCGATAAAGAGTTTGCTAATTTCGTGGATACTGCCCGAGGAATGACGCCAGAAGTAGAGAACAACGTCCTAAAAATGACGGAAGCTTTTAACCAGCTCTGGCTTAAAATCAAGGACATAAACTACGAAATAGCGAACATGGCTTCCGGGCCTATAACCTCCATATTGGGCGCGATCGTAAAAGAGCTCGGGGATAAAAAATATTCCACTACGGAAAGGGTCTTTCAGGCGGGGACCAAAACCTTTGACCAGCTTTTCGGTACCAACATGACCCCGTTCCTTAAACAGGTCAATTCCGGCTGGAACAGGCAGCAGGAAACAAAGCGCCTATACAATATCCGCGTCGCGGCTGCCGTAAACGAAAACGACGTTCCCGCTTTCAAAGACTTCGTTCGGGACCTGGAAAAAACTCTTAACGAAACCGAGGCGCAAATGCCTCCCGGAGAATCATTACGCCCAGGAGTAGGACTTACAGGATACAGGCTGAATAATTAAAATGGCTTTCAATACTTTGCTGCCGAAAAGCTCAATGCCGCCAAGCCCTCTAAAAGTAGGGGAATTCGGCAATTATCTTGCCAGCCAGGAATCCGGCGTCATAGGCGACCAAATGAGCATAGGCGCGTTCGTTTTTGACTATGCCGGCGAAGTTTCCTCCGAGCTTCACGCCGATATTACGGACCACTACACCGAGGACAATACCGTAGTTCAGGACCATATTGCCCTGAACCCTATCCGCGTTACCATGCGCGGGCTTATAGGCGAACTGGTAGCCGGACCTATCGCCGGCGGCATTACGGGGCTCCTGGGCGGCCTGCAGGACAGCCTGACGACCGTAAACGCATATATAGGCGGAAAGACCCCTCAGGCTATTAACAAGGCCAGCAAGGCCATTACGCAGGGCCAAAAAGTAACGACGCAGATCAGCAGCGCCGTTTCCAAAGGGAAGAGTCTTATTGATTTCCTGAACTTCGGCGCTCTTTCGAATATTAATCAAGCCGTAGCCTACCGCCGGCTGGAAGCCATGTGGGAAAACAGGACGCCTTTTAAAATTGTTACGCCTTTCAAGCGCTACGAAAACATGGTTATAGAATCCCTTAAAGCGGTACAGTCTGAGGACACGAAGTACGTCAGCGAATTCACCGTTACGCTGAAACAGATCCGTTTTGCGACCGTTACTGTTTCCACCGTCGCCAATGGCTCTGACCGAAGAAACCAGCAGATATCTCCCCTCAGGAATCAGGGCCTTTCTTCCGGGGATAAAACCGCCATTGATAAAGTAACCGATTTCACGAACGTTTATCGGGGTCCTTTCAGATGATCAAGATAACGAATATTTCTTCCGACGCTCACCAGAAAACTACGGTCTTGCTGGCCGATAATACTTCCGTGGTTGTAACTCTTGATTTCCTGCCAGCGACGCAGCGGTGGGTTGTCGGACTATCCCGGGATACTTTCACCGTAAAGTCCATAGGCCTTTGCGTTCACCCTAACCTTTTACGGTCATATCGCCAGGTCATACCTTTCGGCTTGTCCTGCGTGTCCTCCGACGGAGTAGACCCTTTCGATATCAACGATTTCGAGAATGGCCGCATAGAGCTGTATATTCTGGATAACACGAACGGGGAATCCAACGTAGTAGATATTGAAACTCAGATGTACGATGTATGACGACCACGGCTAAATTTCAACGGGACTATCTCTTGTCCGTTCAGGGGAACGTGGACAAGACCCAGTATTATTCCATGAAGCCGCCGTTGACCATCGAGTTTGATATTGTCCGAAACACTTTCGCTTCCGCCAATACGGGAAGATTCAGGATTTACAACCTGGCGGAAAGTACGCGCCGAAATCTTTTTCATGTCCGCTACGACATTGACGAAAAGAACTATCAGCGCGTCCAGATCTTCGCCGGCTACAAGACCAATAAGCAGCTCCCTCTGGTATTCCTGGGGAACGTGTTTACGGCCGGGACCCGGAGGACGGGTCCAGACTGGATAACGGATATCGAAGCTTTTGACGGCGGCGTGGGTATGCTTACCGGCCAGATTTCTTTAACCAAGCCTAAAGGCTGGTCGGCTCCTGAGGTCTTAAAAACTTTGGTAGGGGCAATGCCTTATACGCAATTCGGGGCGGTAGGCGATATCACTTCCACCAATACCCGGGGGATCTCCATGGCCGGGAACGCCTGGGACATTTATAGGCGGATTGTGGGCGACGGCGTAGCGTTTGTAGACACGCAGAACGTCTACGGTCTGA